GACTTTTTGGCTTTGCGTGGTGCATCGACCGGGTCGTAGTCGTAGTCATCGTCCGTGTAGTCGCGGATGAGTCCTGCCAGGAGCTTGAGCTCCTGTTTGAACGATGCGTGCAGACGGGCCGAGACTGCCGTCATCACCTTGAGCTGGCGCTCCAGCAGGGCCAGCGTCGTGCCCACCGGGGCCTGGGCAGACATGTCCGAGACTTTCATGTCCGCAGTCGCTGCGAACCGGCGGCCCTCATCGACGATCTTGTCCATGAGCGCGGAGAGCACCGCGCTGGGCTCCTTGTACGGCAGAGGCAGGATGTTGTCCCGCAGCACGCCCGAGCCAATATCAACATCCCTGAACTCGCCCGGCGCGATCGGAGTGTCATCGCCCTTGATCCGCAGACCACGGGTCTTCAGACCCCCCGGCAGGTTAGAGAGCGTGCCCGCATCCACCAACTGGCGCATGATGCTCGTGGCACTTTTGGCATACCCACCGATCAGGTGGAACAGCCCGAACCCGTAGGCACCGAAGCCTGGGATGTACTGGTAGTGCACGAAGTGCTGGCGCTTGAGGTGCAGGTTGTCATCCTCGCGCCAGTTCCTGCGCAGCGACAGCACGTCGTTGCTGCCCTTTAGTATCGTCATCACGTACGGCAAAGTGATGCCCAGGGGCTGGCCGTCCTCGTCCATCTCGGTGTACTGGTCGCCCTTGACCACCAACTCCACATGGCTCTCATAGAGCGTGTAGCGGTCGTCGTTGAGGTCACTGAACCCAGTTTCTTTGTCCTTGGCCTGCTGGATGTCGGTCTTGCTCTTGTCCGGGTCAGGCAGCGTGATGTCGCGGTAGAACCCGGCCTGCTGGAGCTTAATGATCTCGCTTTTGGTTTTGCGCAGGACGTGCGTGACGCGGTAGCAGGTGTCCAGGTCCGTGGCCCCATAGGGCAGGATGATGTCTTCTGCCGGGATGAACATGCTGACCTGACGGCCAAGGCTGGGGTCGTAGTAGACCTTCTTGAACGCAGAGCCCGTGGCCGGGAGGCTCCAGAGCATGCGCTCATGCTCGGGGCGGAACTCTTTCATGACCTCTGTGAGCTCATAGTTCATGTCAGCCTGCACCCGGTCAGCGGCCTCGTTCTTCTGCGGCGTCTGCTTACCCAGGATTTTGGTCTTGACCGGCCCCTGCGCTGGGAAGGTCTCCGTGATGGACTCGCTCTGGAAGCGCACCACAGCCTCGGTGATCATCGGGTGGAAGACGCCACATGCGCCATCCCAGGGCTCCGTGCGCTCTTCATACTGCAAGCCCAGGAGCTTTAGCCCCTGCACGTAGGACTTCTCCCACTCACCGCGTGAACCGAGGTCGTTGGTGATGTCATCTGACAGCTCACTGGCCAGCGTTGCCAGCTCGCCCTCGCTTAAGTCTTCTGCAAGGTTGGCATCGAAGCTGCCCCCGCTCTCATCGGGCCGGATGGAAATCTCCATGCCATCCACGCCAATGTTGACCTCCTCCGGGTCAACGATCTCAATCTCAATGGGCGCTTCTTGCTCGGAAAGCTCTTCGATGCCGGTGGGGGCGCTGTAGAGTGCCTTGTCGATGTTGGTGGCCATGTGTGAATCTTTCTCTAGTAGTAAGCGCCCGTGCGCCGCCTAAAAAACTTGGGCTCGTCTGGCTCATCGCTCTCAAGCGCAATGAAGCCACCCTGTCTGAACCGCAGCAGTGCTTGCGAGGTCGTGTCCACAAAGTCGTCGTTCTCGCCGTTGGGGAAAGACGCAACCTCCTCAATGACCTCCCGTGCCCACCGGGTGTCAGGTGCCCACACTTTACCTGATGCAAACAAGTCCGCAACTGCATTTAGGCGCACGATTTTGTCGTTGCCCCGGCTTGGCGTGAACTCGGAGACGGGTATGCCCATGCTGCGAAGCTCCTGCACCAAGGGTGCACCAGCGGCCTTTTTCTCAATGATGAACGCGTCGGGCTGCCACTCTTTATAGTGTTTGAGCGCTGTGGCCTTGAGGTCCGGGAACGTCATGCGGTCTTTGAACGCATCGAGCAGGATGACCTGCGCCTGGTCTTTTTCTTCCTCGTTGTACCAAACCCCCCAGGTGGTGCAGGCGCTGTAGTCGGCGCTGGTCTTGGCCTCAAACGCCGTGTCCCAGGACTGAATGATGAAGTCGCAGCGTGGGGGGTCATCCTGGGGCCAGATGCGCCAGAGGTTTCTGGAGACGATCGCCGCGTTGTTGGAGACCGGGTTCTGCATGTACTGGGCGTTCCAGTACTGCGGGTCCATGGCGGCTTTCTTCTGCTTGAGTGAGTCGAGGGGCCACTGCTCGGGCCAGAGCGATTTCTCGTTCTCGGTATCTTCGTTGAGGATGGCAGGCAGCTCCACCACCTCCCAGGGGTCCGACTCCGGGTTCTTGGTCTGGTAGTCCAAGAGGCGTCCTGTCAGGTCCAGTTTGGACCACCGCGTCATGATGACGATGATCGCGCCCCCAGGCATCAGACGCTGGAGCGGACCTGTCTGGAACCAACTCCACGCTGTATCAAAAGCAAGGCGGCTATTTACTTTAACGTCCTGCTCAGAGTGGGGGTCGTCAATCACGAAGAGGTCTGCGCCCCGTCCAGCCAGAGCGCCGCCCACACCAGCGGCATAGTACTGGCCGCCTTCGCTTGTGGACCACTTGCCTGCGGCCTTCTGGTCATCAGCCACCTTGGTGCCGGGGAACAGCTCTTTATAGTCGTCCGCATCGATCAGGTTTCGCACCCTGCGGCCAAAGTCCTCAGACAAACTGGCCGTGTGCGTCCCCATGATGATCTTCTTCTCGGGGAACTTGCCCATGAAGTATGCAGGAAACAGGTATGAGCTGAACTCGGACTTACCCATGCGAGGGGCAATATTGATGATCACGCGCTTCTTGCGCCCCTCGATCACATCCGTAAATATCTTTGCCAGCTTGCGGTGGTGCGGCCCGACCTTAAAGCCTGGGTATACCGCCCTGGCAAACTCGATCATGTTGTCCCTGGCGACGTTGCGTTTTTGATACTCCGCAGCTTTCTCCAGCAACTCCAACGCCTCAAGCTTCTCCTCTGTGGAGAGCTTGCTCATATTCATGAGCAGCGCCTTGGCCTGTTCAGGCGTCAGCGGTGGGTTGGTCGTCATTAGGGTTTTCACCTATAGGGGTCACGTCTTCAATCTCGGTCGGCGTGGCGTCCACGATGTTCATGAACTTGGCCAGCTTCTCTTTGAGTTTGCGGTCGATCTCTTCTTCAGTGAGGTCCGTCTTCTTGACCTCGATCTTTTCTGTGAAGAGCCCCACTTCCGTCACCTTACCCAGCAGCGCCAGGGCTTTGAGCCGGATGCTGGCGCTGGGGTTCTCGCACTCCTCCAGGAGTTTGGCGACCGTGTAGCCCCGCAGCTCCCTGGCCTGCTGTACAAATTCCCAGTCATAGGCTGTCAGCATCCCCACGAGGTGGCGCACGGCAGCAGGGGTCTCGATCGTGGCAAGTTTGTGGTGGGCAGATGCGTCCTGGGTCACGACGGCGTTAAAAGCAGTGCGTGCGGCCTTCTGCTCCAGCGTGGAGATGGTAGCTTCTGTGTCCGGGGAGCCCAGAGACTTCAGGAAATCGGCGGTGGAGACCTGCGCATCGATGACTTGCGCCACACTGTGTTTTTCAACAGGGCGCGTACCGCCATCATCCTCCAGGATGTCTGGCTTAAAGTCCAGCAGGTGATCAAGCATGTGCGGGTTTGGGCGTGAGCCCTTGCTTACCGATGTGGCCTACTATACACTTAAGCGGGCAGTTGTCGCAAGACATTTGCTTTCTCCTGGGAGTTCCTTGATACCTCCCCTTGCACCCCACCGGCCCCCCGGTGGGGTCTTTTTTCCACTAAGTTTGTCTAACTTTAGACAAGATATTCCTCAAAATTTTTAGAAATTTTGGCGCTGGGGCGTTTTGGCGTGGGGAAAACGGGGTTTTGATTGGGTTTGGGGCGAAACTGATCTGAAACTTACGTGGGAATTACAGAGTTGTGTGGTGCGGGTGGGGAATAGTGTTCATGTCATGTCGTCGCCACGCCCCAGAAATGGGCTGGTGCCCCCACCGTGGGGGTCGCATATGCCAAAAAGCTGCCTCCGCAGAGGCCGAGTAATACCCCAGTGGTAAAATAGAGTCATCGGTTCAGGAGCGAGCCGATCTGTTGCCCCGCCAGTTGCGGGGCTTTTTTATTGGAGAAACTTCCATGGCTTCTATCGAACAGTTTGCTTTCAACGTTGGCCGCATGGGTCGCAAGGTGCGGGAGGCAGCCGACCCGCTGCACGCTGCATACACCAGCGCGACACCGGAGCAGCGCAAGGACTTGCGTGAGCGCTGGATGCTGGGCCACCTTGAGGGCCAGGGCTTCAAGAGCGCAGAGAGAATTCTCTCTAAGGGCAAGAGCGCTGGGGCCAACCCGGAGCAC